TTAGGCTACTTGCTGAAGGCATACCTTGCTTGCTACCCAAGATGCTCATCAAATCGTTGTAACTCATGTTTGATGGCTGTGAATACTTAACTGGCTCTGGTACTTTGCCATAGTTAGGGTTTAAAAACTTCTCCCATTGTGTTCCCATCAACAAGTTACGAGTGCCAAAGTCAATAGGAGGCAATGGTGTAAATGGTGCAACTCCAGTTTTAGGAGGAGTCTTCCAATCTGCTGGAATAGGAACAATATCGAATCCAGTTGGTGTATTTGTAGATAGTGCGCTACCTGCACCAAGCAATCCAGCAGCAGCCAACGCTAACTGAGCAACCTTAATAGGGTCAGTTTCTTTTACTGGAGGAGTGGTAGGAGGCTTTACTGGAGTAACAGGAGGAACAACAGGAGGAACAACAGGAGGAAGAATTATTGGAGTTGTTGGTGTTTTAGGTGCTGTAATTTGTACTTCTGGGGGAACAGGAGGAGTAGGCGTTACAGGACTAACAGGAGTAACAGGAATAGAAGTAACAGCAGGAACAGTTGGAATAGCAGCAGTAATTGCGTTAATTACCTGTTGTGTAGTTGTTGGGGCTGAACCAGTTATGACTTGCTCTGGTGTCTGTAAGTTTGTGGGTGTTGTTACATTAGATTGAATTTGACTGTTTGCCAAGTTGATAACATCTTGATTAACTTGCTCTGGTGTTCTTGGTGCAGCAACTTGAACAGTCCCTGCATTTGGTAATGTGGCTATTGTGTTTAACACGCTATTTAAAGAGGGAACAGTAGAGCCTGTTACAGCAACTGTACTGCCGTCTAAAACTGGAGTAGATACAGCTACAGGTGTTGTAGTAGCTACATTAGTAGGGGTAATGGCAGTTAAAGCCCTGTTAATAATTGCATCGTTGTAGCCACCAGAACTCAAAGTATCTCTAATTTGAGTCGCAGTTAACCCTTGTTCTGCCAACTGTTTAGCATCTAGTGTGGCAAATGCACGTTCTGTAATACTTGGGTCTGCAATAGTTCCTGTAGTTAAGTAGTTATTCAATGCACTACCTGCATACGCACCACCGCCACCCAATAAAGCGGCTCTTAATGTGTCTTCTGCGCTACCACCAGTAAGAGCAGTAGTACCACCTGCAATGGTTGCACCTGTAGCACCAGCCAAAGCAGAACCTGTGAGTGGTGTTGCCCCTGCAATTAGATTGCTCAAATAAGGCGCACCAAGAACACTAGCAGCCAAGGCTAGGACAGGACGAGATGCAGCCAACAATCCTCTATCCCCACCACCTTCAAAAACACCTGTGTCAATAATCTCACCAGTTTTAGGATTGTAAGTTTCCCAAATAGCAGGATTATCAGGATTAGTTCGAGTTAAATACATTAACTCAGGTAAAGCATCAATCTGCTCTTGTATGTCATCGCCTTCAATAACACGATTAGGTGTTTTTTTAATTGCCATGATTAACCCCTAATCTCTACGTTAGATGTAATGCCAGCACCAATCTTCATTGCTTTCAATTGGGCTTCTGCTTCAAACTCTTGTTGTTTCAATGCAAAGTAAGCCTGTTGTTTCTCACGCTCTAATTGCAACTTAGCCATTTCTTTCTCACGCATCAATTGCATTTCAAGAGCAGCCTTTTGTTGCGCCATCTGCATATCAATCTGCATCTGCTGTTGTTGCATCTGCAAGTCAGCTTGTGCTTTAGCTTGGTTGGCTTGTATCTCAGCCTGAGTCTTAGCCATCAATGCCTGTAATTCTGGGGGCATCTGTTGCTCTTGTGGCGGAGGATTAGAAAGCATCTGGTCTTGCTCTGGCGTAATCGCTTTGTAGAACTCAGCACTATCTTTAAAGCCAGCAATCTCAACCATGCGTCCCAATGTGCCACGATACTGAGCAGGTGAAACGTAAGGGTTAGCAGGGCCGTACTGACCAATTAACTGTTCCTGTTTAGCAAGAACCATCGACAACATAGCCATCTGCTCTTGTCGGTTTCCAGCACCCAAACCTACGTTGATAGAAACATCGTATTGGTTAGCCCATGTTCTAGGGTCAAACTCTACGAACTCACCACGCATACGCACCATACGAGCCTTGTCCTGATACTTACAGAGCAAATGTAGGATGCCTTGGAACAAAGACTTAACGCCTGTCTCAGCAAAGATTCGAGCCATCAGTTCAATCTTACCTGCGCCAGCTTGTTGCATAGAGGCAACCGCAGCAGCAGTCACGTTCTGCAAGATAGCAGGGTCTAAACCTTGTGAAGCATCACTAACACCAGTACGCTTAGACTGTACTGTGTCCAGATACTGAAGCATTGGGAAAGCCTGATTAGCCACGTTCTGAACAACTAACTGCTGAACAGCACCTTGTGATTTAGCACGAATAACACCACCTGCGGTAGAAGTCAGCAAGTCATCAAGGTTTACTTGACCTTCCACAGCAACCACTCGTGCATTGTTTGTCAGATATAAGTTATCCAACATCTGACGAGTGATAGTAGTTTTGATTAACTGTAGGTCAACTGTTCTGTCAGCTAATGAGTTACCAAAGAACTTGTGCGGAATTGGAATAGGACAGATTGAGTGGAAAGGAACATAGTCCACCTCCTCAACCATTTCCTTACCATCTTCATCTTGCAGAATCTCATTAGAAGCGTAGAACACTTGAACTAATGAAGCAATGCCTTTGCCATCTACGTCAGTTTTGACATAGCACTCAAAGACCTCAATCTCTTGCATGGATGGGTCATCAGTCTGCGTTTGGTAAGGTTGCTCACCTGCTGCATAACGAGCCACACGCTCTGGTGTGTATGCCAAAGCATCACCCATCTGCAAGCCTTCAACTTGCTTTTTATTGAAACCCATAGCATACAAATCACTACGAGTTAACATCTGACGATGGGCTACGAATGGTGAATCAGCAATAGTTCTAGCCTTCTTGCTAATCAAGAACTCCTCTGGGGGTACGTTCTCAATCGTGACTTTGCCTGACTTTTTCTTTTGTTGGACAACTACGTTATGAGTAGAAGCCATTACAGGCATACCCATAGGGTCTATAACTGGCTGACCCATCGGGTCAATAATTGGAAACTCTGTCGTATCTTGCTCGACAATCTCCATAGTCTCATCACTCATCAGCATTGCTAACTCGTCATCAGACAAGTCAAAGTAACGCTCTTTGGTAATGTCTTCTTTATCTTCCCAATATGCTTTAACGATGCCGTTCTTCTGCATCAAGGCATCTTTGAACCAATCATGCAGAATGGCTACACCAGCGTTATCACGATTGAACACCCAATTGCAGTAGTCTGTGGCCTGTTTTGCCGAGGCTTCATCTTTCGGGCCTTGTGGCTCAAAGACTACAATATTGTCTGAGCCTGTAAAGATACGGACTAAGCTAGGTAGCGCACCATCTATCGCTTCTGCCACTTCTCCAGTAACGATTTGAGACTTACCCTCAACTTCATTACCATATGGCTGTCGTAGATAAGCCTCCAGAGCCTGTTTGCGCTGCTCAACAGTTTCGCTTTCAATAAATCCAATTGCATCATCAATCTCTGATTGGATTATCGACATTAACTCGTTCTGTGCCATGCTTGTCCTTTGGAGGGCGTCCCATTCTGGGTTTGTCCAATTTTAACTCATTTACCACATTTTCAAGCATTTCGATACGCTTTTCAAGTTCTTTTACTTTAGGTGCTAAATTTACACCCTGCATTGATACATACATTAGACAATCCATTTCGGAGTTTGGTTAATCGGCTTAGACCACGTTGAATGACCTTCATCCAATCCAAGGGCTAAGTAACGGAACGAATCAGAGCCATGACTAGACCAATCGTGTAGTGGTCTTTCATAGAATATCTTACGCTTCTCATCGTAATCTCTGCGGTAGTTTCTCAGGCAGTTCAGTCCTGTTTGCACTTGCGGTACGTTAAACCAGCACCTTGGCAATAATCGTCTTACCGCTTGGATGCCATCATCTAGCCCCATCCTTGGCGCAATCTTGACCTCAAGTCCTGATTCCTCAAGCATTTCCATTCTGCTCTTTCCAGTTCCAAGTTCCCTAACCCTAACGTCATGCGGAAGGATATGCTCTGCTTTAAGATAGTCATTATCCTTAATCCACTTCACATAGTGGTCTAAACCAACTCCGTGATTCTCGTAATAGTCAATCAGACGCACCTCAGTACCCACCAACTGAGCCACCCAGATAGACGTAGAGTCACCCATTCCCAAGTCCCAAGCAGTAAAAGTTCTGCTGATTTCCTCTCTGGGTATCTCTTGCATGTGCTTCTTGTCTTCTAACTCGTTAAGGATTTGCCCATAGTAAGAACCTTCTACGGCAGCGTCAAAGCTACACTCAAACTCTTGGCGGTACTTATCCTCACCCATCTCACTCTTAGCAGCCTTCAGTTCTAGGTCATCCACTACACCTGTCTCTGAGGCTTTGAACTCTAGCAAGCCCCATCCATCCTCTTTTTCTGCCCTGTCTCGCAGTTCTTTGAAGTGATTGTGTCCCTTTGGCGTACCAATAAATAGACACCAGCCCTTCCTGTCAGCTAGTGCAGGTCTAACAATGTCTGTCCATATCTTAGGGTTTTGGTCACCAATCTCGTCTAGGATTACCCCATCGAAATACTGACCACGGAGTGTTTCTGGATTGTCTGAGCCAAACAACTGGATGCGCCTACCCCAGAAGTCCACCCTTAGTTCTGAGATATTGCTAGTGCCACCCAGAGGCTCTGCAT